GAGGCAAAGGCTAAAGTTTTAGCCCTCGTGGCCGAAGGCCACTCAGTCCATAAGGCTATGGAAGTCTGCGGCAAAAAACCTGACACCGTGAGAATATGGATGCTTAGGGATAAAAAGTTTGCTGCTGACCTAACCGAGGCTAAAGCCACCGCAAAGGATGCTTCCCTTGCCTCATTGGGTATTCCAAAAGAAGAAATAGATTTCCCAAGATTCTCCGAGATATTCTTACAACAGAGGGTATTCCCCCACCATCAAGATTGGATTGACTTACTAGAGGATAGAGAGCCTTCATGGCTTCACCCTAGTATGGTTTACGAAAAGGGCGACCCAGCCCGTCTCTTAATCAACGTGCCACCTGAGCATGCTAAGAGCACAGTTATCACCGTAAACTACTCCACATATCGTATCGCTCTCAATCCGAATATCCGCATTATCGTGGTTTCTAAAACGTTAATCAAAGCACGTGAGTTCGTGTACGCAATCAAGCAGAGACTCTCCCATCCACGCTGGTTAAAGTTGCAAACAACTTTTGGCCCTGAAGGTGGTTGGAAAGAAGATTCAGACACTTGGCGAGTTGATACGGTTTACCTTGGGAGCGATGCACGAAATTCAAGTGAGAAGGACCCAACCATTCAAGCACTTGGTATGGGTGGACAAATCTATGGTGCTCGTGCTGACCTCATCATTCTAGATGACTGCATAACTACAGCAAACGCCCATGAGTATGAAAAACAAATCAACTGGCTACAAAAAGAAGTTATTACCCGTTTGGGTAAAAATGGTAAGTTATTAATCGTAGGGACACGAATTGCAGCACAAGACTTCTATAAAGAACTCCGCGAGACCAAGCACTGGTCTGGTGGTAAAAGCCCTTTTACTTATATGGGCATGCCTGCTGTTTTACAATATTCAGAAAAGCCGCAAGACTGGGAAACGCTCTGGCCTAAGTCGGACCTTCCGTGGGATGGGGATTCTGACGTACCTGACGAAGAAGGGTTCTTCCCGAAGTGGGATGGCAAAGCCTTATTCAGAAGACGTAGTGAAGTAACACCACAAACATGGGCGTTGGTTTACCAACAAGAAGATGTTTCTGAAGATAATATATTTCCACCTGCAATTGTTCAAGGTTGTATTAATGGACAACGCAAACGCGGACTGCTGAAAGCAGGTGCCGTAGGACATCCCTCGCGCATTGAGGGGTATACCATTATTGGTTTCGACCCCGCAATGGGCGGGAATGCCGCGTTTGTGGTGGCCACATATAACAGAGCAGACAGCAGAATATATGTTCTTGACTGCGTTAATATGTCAGACCCTACCCCACAAAAGATTCAAGACATTATTGAGCACTTGGTAGATAAATACAGACCACAAGAATTACGAGTTGAGATTAACGCTCATCAAAAAGCCTATGCATTAGATGATGATTTAAGAAATTGGTTAGCGGCATATGGCTGCCGTTTAGAATCTCACTTTACTAGCAAGAACAAATGGGACTCTAACTTTGGTGTAGCAGGTATGTCTATGCTAATGGGAACTATAAGGGATGAGAAGTTCCAAAAGAATAACATTATCGAGTTTCCTTCAACGGATAACTCAGAGGGTATGAAAGCACTAGTCCAACAATTAATAACTTGGAAGCCTAATACTCGTGGTAAGACTGACTGTGTTATGGCACTGTGGTTTGTTGTGCTGAGAGCACGGGAGTTTATGCAGCAGACTAGCAACATCAGTAGGTATGCAAAGAACCGATGGGCAACCAGAGCACAAACAGAAAGACGATACTCAGTTAATCTAGACGAAGCCTTTGCAGAGCAATGGCAAGAGACATACGGATAAGGAAACATTATGCCAAACCCAATCAAGGCTGTAAAGGCTGTTAGCAAACTTACCGCTGGTAAAGCAAAATCTACTAACAAGCGCGAAATTGCAAGAAATAAAATGTCTCCACAACAATCAACCTCAAAGGCTAAGTTAGCAAAAGCAACATCTAACAAAAAAGTTGCTAGAGCAGGAGTTAGTGCTAATACTGCAAGTAGGGGTCGTGTAAAAGAATTTATTAAAGACACTAAAAAAACAGGCAAAGCGTATGACCAAAATCTAAGTAATACTAGAAGAAGTTTTCCTTATTACGCAAGTGATGTTCCTAAAGTTCCAGTAAAGAAACGTGGCAAATAATGGCTAAGTCTAAGAAGATGAATCTTGGTCCTACCAAGAAAGTAAAATCAGTAAAAGGTGTTGGAGTAATTAGTGATTTATTTATTCCTAAGACTCCTGCTGATGCTGCTTTGTATGCAGTTCCTTATGGTAAGGCTGCCCGTGCAGTAGGTGGTATTGCTAAAAAGGGTGCAAGGTTTGTAGGTAAGACTTACAGAAACATGGGTAGATAATGGCTGTTTCAAAGATTGCAAAGATTATTGCTAAGAAGCGTGCTGCAGATATTGCTAAGAAAAAAATAGCAAAGGTATCTACTCAAGAAGCCCGTGAGGCTGCTCGTGAAGCACGTAAGCCTATTGGTGGTATGAGTGCTCTTAAACGTTCTGGTGGAACTATTCCAACTAGACCAACTAAAGTTCCCAAAGACCTTACTGTTAAAAAAATTACACCACCTGGCAAACGTAGTGTTTATCAAGAAAGAATTAAAAAAGCGGTTAGAGAAGGAACTGGTGTTCCTGCGCCTAAAGGTAAAAAATATACTGGACCAATTAATCCACCTGGACCTAAGAATCGTCCAGCAGGTTTAAAGTTTACTTCTAAAATAGATGAGCGTGAACCACGGCCAAGACCTTTATCAAAGTTAGAAACTAATATTCTACGTGAAGTAGGTAAGCGTGATTATAATAAAGGTGGAGTAAATCCACTTGCATTTAAAGTGCAACAACAAGAAGCAGACCGTAGAGTTATTAAAGCCTTGCGAGAAATTAAAGCAGCAGAAAAGAAAGTTAAGCAAGTAGAAAAAAGAAATAAACGGGGCAGATAATGGCTAATCCTAAAAAAATAATCAAGGCTGTTAAAAAGGCTGCTAAGAAAAAGCCAATGGGTCCTAAGCAAAAGACTTATCAAATTCGTGGTGCTGAGGCTAAGAGAGAAAGAGAACTAGAAGCCCGTGGTGGTAGACCATCTCCAGAGTTTTTAGCAAAGTTGAGAGAAAAAACATTTAAAGAGATTGAAAGAAAAACTGGAAAGCCGATAGATAGAAGTAAGTATCTTAAGAAAGGCAAATAATTGTTATCAATAAATCAAATTGCAGCGAGAGTAGATTCTCTTAAAGACCGTGCTGCTGATAGAGATGCAAGGGCACAAGACGTACTTGCTGTTCGTAAAGGTAAGATTGCATCTGTATATCCAGAGTTCTTTCCAGAGGGTGTAGACGCAAACGTAGTTGCAAACTTTATTGACATTGTTGCCCGTGATTTGTCAGAAGTTATGGCACCGCTTCCTGCAGTTAACTGCTCAGCCGCTAATCAGGTATCTGACCGTGCTCGTTCTTTTGCTGACAAGCGTACTCGCATTGCTGCTAACTATTTTGCTCATTCAGATTTACAAGTGCAGATGTACACAGGTGCAGACCATTACATCACATTCGGTTTCGTCCCATTCATAATTGAATTAGACGAAGAGGCAGGGCTGCCGCGTATTCGTGTAGAAAGTCCAATTGGGGCTTACCCAGAGTTTGACCGCTACGGACGCTGCATTGCCTTCGCTAAAAGATATGAACTATCAATTGCTGAGTTAGTATCACAATTCCCAGAGTACGAAATGGAACTATTGGGTAGAGATGGATACGAACAAAACTTAATGGCAAGGATTGACTTTGTTCGTTATTACGATAAAGACCAATCTCTTATTTATGTTCCTAGCCGTAGCAATCTAGTTCTTTCACAAGCGGTTAATCCACTTGGAAAGATGATGGTTGTTGTTGCTAGACGTCCAAGCGTTGATGGTGAAATGCGTGGACAATTTGATGACGTACTAGGTATCCAACTACTTCGTAATAGGTTCGCATTACTTGCGATGGAAGCAGCGGAGAAATCTGTACAGGCACCAATTGTTGT